TATATCTTCGTCGTAATCGTAATCTTCTAGCATTAGATTAACGTCTTCTGATTCTAAATAAGGTTTTGTTTTTTTATAATATTGTTTCAATAGTGCTTTGTCGTCAACGTTTGAATAATCCGCATTTAACCTAGTATAGTCTTCTATTGTCCCACCTGTTTCTTCCATGAAAGCAACAAGCTTTTCTATGTTTTCCGGTAAAACCCTTTGCTCAGCTACTTGCTTATGCTCCTCTGCAGCTTTTTGCAATTGATTATTTGTTGGCGTATCGTCATCATTTCCTTCAATTAATTGTATAGGCGAATTTATTTCTTCTTCGGGCTTCCGTACTTCTTTAGCCACTCCTTCGCTGTCTGCACTGTTTTTTGATTCTTCGATAACAGCATTGCTATCATCTGTCTTTTGTGTTTGAACGGCATTTGGATCTTGATTTAATTCATCTTTTGGAATTACTACTTTTGTAATAGCATCAGGTACATCTACCAAAGGTTCTTTGATACTAACTTTAACTGTTGCTTGTTCCGTGTTTGATAATTGTTTTGGCTTTTTTGCTTTTCCTTTCAAGCTAAAATCGCCTTCTTGTTTTACTTCTGACATAATATAATATAATTAAATAATTGTTTGTAATTCTAACTAGGACCAAACTCTTCTAAACCAAACCCACCTAAAACATCATTTCCAGATGACTCGAAATTTTTAGGTAATCCTTCTGTTTGTCTTTGGTTAATTAATTCAGATTGTTGTGTTCCTTGTAGTTTTATTCTTTGATCTTTTCGATCTTCAATTTCTTGTTCTTTTGCTTTTGCTGCACTCATCTGAGCCTGAGCTAGTTGTATATTGTATTGAAACTCTTCAGCCATTAGCTCTCTTTTTATTTGAGCCTCTGTTTGCATACGTTGTATTTCGAATTGAGACTTGGCTTGCTCTATACTTACTTTCTCTTGAGTTAACGCTTGTTGCTTTTGCACCTCGGCCATCGCAGCTTTTTCTGCGGCTTCCGCATTTGCTTGCGCTTGCGCTTGGATGTTTACCTGTTGCTGCTCCTGCTCTCTCTTTATCTTTTGTTTTTGTCTTAGCTTTAAGAATTGATTAGCTAACTTTATGTTTTTTATTTGTCTAATATCGATTGCATCAGATAAAGCTATTGCTCCTGTTTGTAAAGCTACCTGTATGTTCTGTTCTAATAAGGCTTTCTGTTCTTCTTCTGGTTCTAGCTCTAAATAAATACCAAAGTCATGCAGCTGTAAATTCATTAACTCTTCTAATGTTTTTGTATTAAAAGTGCTTATAGCATTTGTTAAAGCATTTTCTGTTAAAGGATTTTCAATAACGTCAGCTACTTTTAAACTTATATTTTCACACGTTCTAACTGTTAAGTATAACAAAGAATCTAATACGTGTTTAGTTGCAATGTTAGAAGCATTAGCAGCCATTTTTTGTAAACCCACTAGTGAATCTTTAGCTGGAGCACTACCGTCTCTTGCTTCATTTAGTCCGGTTACATCTCTGATCATTTGTAAATAATACTGATATGTACCTATTAAACTTTGTATTTTTGCTTGACCACTTGAAGATGATAATTCTTGTACAGGTATTTTACCTCTATTTAATTCACCGTCTTGAGTCAATGATCTACCTACAACGGAACCTGTTTGGAAGTACATGTTTAATGCCTCGGCTGGATTGTATGTTGTACCATTACCTAAATCAACTTCTGCTAACCCGTCCATATCTAAAAACACACCGTCTGGCACTATTCTAGACATTACTTGCTGTAGTTTAAGGTGCGTCAGTTGAATCATATCTGCAAAGCCAGTTATTTTACTAACTATTGATTCTATGCGTCCCTTATACATTCTAGGCGCTGATATGCAGTAATTCATCATTACTTTTGTAGTGTCAGCTGTTGGCCTTGTCATATTCTCAGCCATTTTCCATTCTAATAAATGATCTGTACCAAGAACCTTTGCTCCAGTGTACAATACCTCTATAGTCCTAGATACTCTTTCAAAATTATCGTTTTCAGGTGGATTAAATGTATCAGGTTTTGCTAACGTCTTT